ATCCACCTTCCACTTACTGTGTCGTCATAACAGACGACGGACGGGCGCCGACCAGGCGAAAGGAGTGCTTTTAACACGCCCCTCCAACCATCGATCGTAACCGAAGACCTTGGTCTAGTAACGAGAGTGAATAACTCATCTCGTTGTAGATCCGCATTCCAGCGACGCTTAAATAAAGCGTTACGGGATGGCAGTGTCCGATATGCTAACGGGTTAGACGGATGAACCGGAAACCTGTAGGCACAATCGATGACACTACGAGGACTAGGAAAAGTGCGAGTAGACAGGTACGAAGTACCTTTCTCCTCAACGCGGTTCACAAATGAGACCACGGAGAGGTACGCACTGCGCTCAGAACGGACTGCCGTAGAAGATGGCAAATCCTTCAAGTAAGTTGCGCGAACAGGAAATCCATTAAGGAAATCCCCGCCGCATGACTCTCTGAAGGGCCCTTCTAGGAACGACTTGTCACTGTTAACCAGGAATCCGCATTTGCGGAGAAGTCGGACAACATTGTCCGCGTCCTCGGTCTCAGCGATAATATCGTCGCCGTATACCCACACATTACTGTGTGGACGTCCCGCAGCTCGAGCTACTGCCCAAAAGACAATGCTTTCTATCGGAAAACAAACGGAACTTCCCATAGGGAATGCCATGTTTGGTTTATCCAACCGAAAGTCATTGCCATAATACAAGGCTGTAGATCGTACTGCATCCAAGGCTGCTACCCACGATGAGGGGAAGAGATATCTAATAAGGCCCCAAGGGACCGAATCAGATGCCTTCTCCAAATCAATGGTGACAACACTACCTGTTAAAGAACCCGCCCACGCCAAATCCTGCATACCTGACTGATCCCGAATAGGGATAAAGTCGGAGACACGGATGCGGCGAGATGGATGTCCGAGATAGTCAATATCTCGGATAGGTTTACCTTCCATAGTGTTAACTAGGAGGTCCATAAGTCCCTGTTGAATAAACTGGGAACCGGTGGGTTCGCAACATATCGTACGCGGGCCGCGTGCGTCCTTTGGGACAAACGCGATCCGCGCTTCTTGATTGCAATCATGTTCTTTGAAAGAACAAGCTTGCGGCTCTTCACGTGGGAGGTCATCGACTAGATGTTTATCGCCTACTCTGTTATACACAGAGTGCGGGAAAACTACGTCTAGTTTACGACCCCACGGAGCGTCGAGCCCCCATCGCTTCTCAGATGAGAAGCGATGACCCTCTGCCACGGCACCATTAGAGTGTCGAGGCCGGATATCAGTGGGAGAGACGCCGCCTAAAAGGCGAAAGACAAGAAGACGAGCTTGTTGAAGCTCAGGTACTGTCGAGTAATAACCAACCGTATATCGAGTCAAACGTTCATCGTTCGACTTGAGAGCAGTTAATGCACTCGACACTTGGGTATCAGTAAACGGAGTCTTTAACTTATACGCGAACAAACAACAATCGTTGATGAGTTCCACGTAATGAGCTAAGACTCTGCTACTAACATCTGTCCTAAGAAACCCCTCGGGAGATAATACTTCCCGGAACAGCTCTGAAAAGAGCCGGGGGCAACTCGACGAAGCAAGCCTGAAACCAGAGGGAACTTTATAGCTCTCTCCACGGAATACAGGTACGAGCGCTTTCGCAAGCAATGGAAGCTTGACAATTAAGAAAGCGTCGCCTTCTTCGGCGGTACGTCGCTCGACGTACGAGACAGATTTGGGATTAACAAGAGTACCACAACGGTACTCAACGGTGACTTTCCAAAAGGAAAGTAGGCTCTTAAAGTCCCCCATAAGGGTTCCTTCCTAAGGCTTCATAAGACACTGTGCAACCCCAATGTCGCATTAAACTTCCGCGTTATAAAACGAGTCGTTTAATGCTTCTGTGGCAAGGAAGTCATTGATCTGCCCAAGGGCAGTATCGATGTCAGCCTCGTCAAAGAATGCAACATCCCGACTAAGAACAAGATACATACTCAACTCTTTAGTGAGGAGAGTAGTAGGATTCTTCTTGCGAATATCAATTCGCACCATCGATCTACGCACTCCACTTTTGTTAGTAGAGTGAGAAATCGATAGTAAGTTAGGTAGGTCCGGCGTCGCTTCACGAGCGGCACGGACTGAAGATGTTCCAGACATACTGGTGAGCGCGAAATTACGCGATCCCAGGGTGATCACAGCGTCCATAGGAGCCTCCACGAAATGGTTACAAAGGAGAGAGAAATTCATTTTCTCTTCTGTACAATTAAAGCAGTAAGGTAGGAAATACGCTTACCGTTTAACCCGGGTATCTCGTCTAGACCCCACGAAGGGATCGAAGACGGAACCACTCTATTATAGTTCCAGCCCCGAGATCGCCCAGACATGATTACCTTATTAGGTGACCATACCATTGGGTTATACCAGGCAGGAACCAAGCGAGTGACTTTAGACTCAACCTTGGAGGTAACTCCAATAGAAGAGCAAGAGTCAAGAAGCTTGAAAGAGGGACGGTAGGCTGCTCTATTGTCGATAAAATCGACAATTTGCTTAGTAGGAAGGAACCAATCAGCCACAAAGCTGAATGGAACGACTTCCCACATAGCACCGACTAGACAATGAAGTCCTAATCGATTCGCAGTCACCTTTAGACGTGAACCAATGGTGTTCAACTCTTCGGTATCCCACTGAACGTGGGACGTTTCGGAAATCACTGCCTGGGCGGTACGGATGTGATCCGCATACCCAGCGTTGTGATAGTTCCGATTAGAAAAGTAGACATCTTTGAGTACGTCTGAGCCGACACTAACTCTATTAAACCCATGATACCTGGCATACGCTGGTTCTACTTCTTTCGAAGAGAAACGACGTACCTCCTGGTAGATTAGTTTAATATCAGAGATTAACGGTAAAACTCCAAAAGAGTAAGCTAAGTAGTCTGACGCGATATCGCGTAAGAACTTCTTAGATCCCGTTAGTCCACGCTTCTTCGCAGCACGCTCAAAAGAGCGACGCTGCGACTTGGAGAGCTTAAATTTGTGTAATTGCTTTGGGAGCGACGTAAGTCGTTCCGCAATTTGAGTATAAAGTCCTTTAATGGACGCACACTCCGCAATAGACGCAAGTAAGTTCCCCTGGGGCGAAAAGTTAGAGTAGATCTGGGCGCGTGCACGATATAACTGATTATGTGTAATAGCATCCGGGGTAATACCCGGTCCTATAATATCCTGTGAAGGATATCCATACCATATACAGTTATCAACGTACCACGCACCACCGATACTAGTGACACTATGCGCTTCGTCTACGAACGTCAACATGCCGCTAAGGCCGTCGAGCGTCGTAGAGGACTCGTGCACAGAGCACGGCTTCATGCCGTGGTCGGGGTTACCGACCACATCAGTCATGATACGAGTCTTGAAATCGTGGTTAACATCCCACGGTCCGGCAGTGCGAGCTGTTTCGCCATTGCGAAGCAGCCACACGCCATTCCGGAGTGTTTTCTCGTTTCTTGACCGTTCACGACTGGGCATAAACTCCTCCTTA